AGTCAAAACCTTTAATCCTGCACCAATAGCGGTATTGGCTGAAATCTCTGTGTATCCATTATTGGCAAGATAATTCTGTCTGTGAGTTGTGTCAGCGTAGGAGATCCGACCCTCATTGTCCTCATACAAAACACCAAGTGCGCTATTAGCAATAAGGCTTGCAATGTTGTAAGTCGTGTCAGGATCAGCGGTTCGATTTTCAAGTTCATAAACTCCTGGTCGATCAATTTCACCAAGTCCTAAATTTTCAGCATTTGCCCAAGTAATTGTTGGATCATAGCCAGACCATGTTTCAGCTGCTGGCACTTCATTCCAATTGTTCAAAAATAAATCTGAAAGCAATTCATAGATTTGATCGCCGTCATCATCTTTAGCCAATGTTCCGTTGTAGATTACTTTTGGCAGTTTAGCCAATGAACCTAAAGCGAGGATTGTATAAGTAAAAGTTTCGGCAATACTGCTTGCGGTTGCAACCTCGGTTGTGATGTCTGTGATGTTGCCACCAAATAAAGTTCGATAAGTGTCTGTGCTGTCTTTAACTTGTAGGGTTATTCCGTCATTAACTTGCAAATTATAGTTTTCATTGTTTAAGGCAACTAATTCAATTTGCATATAAGATGGATTGGGTTGGGAGTAAATATCCTCACGACCAGCCTGATGGGCGATGTCAGATATTGCAACATTTGTGTATTCCACCGCATTGATTGTCAGTTTCCAATCGGGAGTAAATACAGTCATTATCCGCCCTTGATGCCGTTGTTATACAGCTGTGGAACTGATCTTGATGCACTGTTATTTAATACCTTCGCAACCGCTCTTGCAGCACCTTCAGAATCTACCGCTTGAACAGTGATATTATTAACAGTTGTTCCAGCCCTTGCAGCACCTGATGCTAATTGAGCAGCGGTAGCAGGTTGAGCGTTAGCCACAGCAGAAGCAGCTTGACCGAATGGAGTTCCAACGGAGGTTGATGAACCTATCGTGCTAATGTTTGGCAAAATAGGAATGGCATTGTATGCATTAATTAATCGATTAATTCCTGAGATAGCATTATCAACAGCTGTTTGAATTGCAGATATAACTTTGCCGATTATATCAACAATTCCACCGGCAATAACTCCAACAGTCTTTAATGCTGCGCCTAAGCCAACAACTAAAACTGGAATAATCACATTAGTTATAAATTGACCAAATGCGTCAAATGCTTCTTGATTATCTTTGATGGCTTGTTTAATTGGATCAAAGTATTTAGCAAACTCTTGTAATTTAGGCACTACTTTATTGACAATAAGATCAACAAATCTTTCAACAAATGGAAGTAATCGATAACCAATTTCTTCTTGCGCTTCAGAAAATGCTTGCTTTAATCGATCAATTCTGCCTTGAAATGTTTCAGCATTTGCAGCTGCTGCACCACCATATAGGTTGGTTAAGACTTTAGTAGTTTCTGTAAAATCCATTGCTTTAGCATCGGCTTGAGTTATACCAATGCCAAGTCTGACTAATCTTGTATCTTGTCCTTCATAGCCTTTTGATAATGCCTCGACAACTGTGCTAAGTTCTTTTCCAGTTCCTTTTGATATATCAATTGCAAGGTTAAGCAGTTTTTGTGATTGAGTTGTATCTTTTGTTGATACGGACAATCTCTGGAACGATGCTCTTAAATCATTGTCTGTGATACCGGTGGCTAGTTGGGTTGAACGGATGTATTCCTCAGTTGCCTTAATTTGGGCATCAGTAGCCCCTGTGGCGGTCTTTAAGGCAGCAGCCAACCTCAACTGTGCTTGTTCATCCTCTATCGCTGATTTGACCCCATCAACGGCTAATTTAGTGCCATAGGCAACGGCAGCAGCAGCAGCAACCGCAAATGCAGCAGCAGCCTTCTTTCCAAAGTCAGCAATTTTACTTGCATTGGTTTCAACGGCTTTATCAGCTTCGCCAAGTTTCTTTTTAAGATCATCAACATCGGCAAGAATTGATAACTTTAAGGTGCGATTACCGGTAGCCATTAGACCCATTCCTTAATAATGCGATCAAAACTTGCTTCCCATTTGTTAATCAATTCAGGCTGAATTCTGCGAAGGGTTGGATAGATAAACCATCCCCGACTACCTCTGCCTTGCCGTCCTGAATATGCAGGAAACTGTTTGAACTTATTTGAACCAAACTCAACACCACCCCATAGGGTTTGCGTAGTAGCACCACCTGAAAACTTTTGTCTTGCGAAGCCATAACGGAACTCACCGATTTTGCTTGACTTTGAGATGCTAACTCCGTCCGCAACTCTTTGCGCAACTTTGCCAGATTTTGTTCTTGTTTGAGCAGCTGCCTTAATTTCCTCAGATGCAAAATACGCCAGCGCAGAAGATTGAGTTCTTGCTTCCTCTGTTGCTTGGTCATCCATAAGTTTGAATGCTTTATAAATATCACGCAGATCAGACTTATTGTAAGCAATGGTTTCAGTTGCCATTTCTTGCCTCCAATATCTCGATCGCTGTTAATATGTCATCCGCATCAACCCATTCGCTCATTGGAATATGAGTTGCAATTGCCAACTCAACCAATAATCTGTTTAGGCTTCCTGCTTTGTGGCTTTTGGGTCTGCATCACCGACTATTACATCGGCTACTGTTTCCATCCAAATATCCATTGGTTTGACTGGCTTGCTTCCGGCAATCTCACGCTTATGAGCATGATAAGCCAAAAACATAAGATCCCAAATACCCAGCTTCTCGGATGCTTGTCCAATGACATTTCCTGTCTGCTTTTCCCATTTCGCCCACTCAGGCGGTTGGGCAATATAAGTTGCTTGCTCGCCTGAGCTGTATTCAATTGTGATTGGTAGTTTCATTTTGCTCCCGTTGTTAGATTTTAACTAAATGTTTCTACTACTGCGCCCTTTGATACTGTGAAAGTAAAGGAAACAGTTTGTGCATCAATTCCTGATCCACCAGCAGTTGGAAACTCTGGCTTTACTGGAAACACAAATTGCGCTCCTGATGCAGCTGTAAGTGTCATACTGATATCTGTATCTGGTGCGCTTTCAGCAGCTGCCCATAGAGCCTCGCAAACTGAGTTTGCCTTGCCCCAATCAGCCAACATATCCAATTGGAATGTTCCTGAAATGTTTGTGGTCTTGTAAGCCTCGCCCTCCATCGTCTGATAAACCTGTCGCTCATTGACTTTGGTAAGAACTGCATTTGTCGCTTGTGCTTGAATATCTGTTCCACCTGTGAAAGATAAACCAACATCACGACCGGTAATTACGACTGTTGCCATGATTTCTCCTTATATTGTTTGCGTGTAGTAGGTAGATACTCGAACATCTGCGATAAGCAGCGTTGATGCACCAACTTGAGTGACTGTCGGTCTTTCAACCGAGCTGACAATGTATCCAACTGGAATAACTGCCAGAACACTTATAATCAATTGCTCGATATTGTCGAGCGATGCAGGATTGCTGTTATATGCAACTGCAACTGTAATTGTAAAATTAATTTTGGCTCTGATATTGGTTTTGCTTATTGTTTCAAATTCTAAGTAAGGCGAATCTGGAACAACCACCACAGCCGGTGGAATTACTGTTTCAGGCACAAATGAATAAACATTTCCTGCAACAGTAGATAAAGCGGTTGCTAAAGGTGTGCGGATTTGTTGAAGGATTGTTTCATTAGGCATTTATTGAGCCATGCCTTCGGTATCCATGTATGAGCCGAGCAAGCCAACGCATTTATTAAATAATGATCGACCCATTCTAAATGGGGTTGGCGAAAAATCTACTCCTTCGATTTGCCCTCCGCCGGCAAGTCTTGCTTGAAAGACTTCGACTGAAACTGTATAGACGGCTGACTGAACAGCTGCGTTTCCAACATAAGTTGATGCGCCAGAAAGGGTAGCAGTTCCGGATGGGATGACATTAGCTTCGAGTACATCGGCGTTAGTGATCGATGCTGAAAAGGTATATTGTCCAAGATTGTCTGCCAGCACAACTCTTGTTCCGTTGTAAGGTGATCCGCATCCTGTGATGACAACTGATTGTCCTTCGGTAAATTCATGAATTCCTAATGTAGTAAATGTAGCAACATTGTCTGACAATGAAGTTGCTTGAATTGGTGCTTTGAATGTAACAAGCATTGGCAGAATAACAGTTTCTGCTGTATCAATAATTTGGTTTAGGTAAGTATCGTCATACAAGGCAGATGACACGCCGAGCACACTTCGAAGCTGTGAGGCTGTAATTATGCTTGGCATGTCATCTCCTTTAGGTCTCCCATTATTAGCTGCCTAGGATCGGGAGCAACCCTAGGCATTAAGTTGGGCTAAATTAGTTCTTGTTGAAGTGAACTGATCCGTTAGCGATCTTGGTTGCAAGTGCGCCATAGCCATAGTAAGCAACAGATACTTGACCAGTTGCTGTTACATCTGAACGAAGTTGTAAGCGTGGGCTCTCATACCATGTGTATGACTCTGGATTGATTACAAACATTGATCCATCGCCAGTTGTGTATGTCAATGCTGATAGTGAACGAGATACATAAAGATCAAGTCCCGCAACATTTCCACGAAGTGATTGAGGCCCTACTGCTCCACCTGCGTTTTGTGGATTTGAAGCATTGTAAATTGGGCGACCGGAATCGTTGTAACCCATGATATTGCCCCATTGCTCTGGAGATACTACGATGTTACGAGCAAATCCCAATGAGTTTGAATAAACTAATTGAGCAGCCTGTGCAGCATAAGCAAGAAGTCCTGCTGCTGTGTTGTCCTGTGCTGTTGTTGCAATTAAGCCAGATGAAATGATGCCGTTGGCAACAAACTTATCTGTTTCTTTTGCATAAGCAAATTCCATTTGACGAACCAATTCATCAAAGAATGCTGGTGATGAACGATCTAGCAATTCAACTGAGAATGTCTGACCACCGGCAAATTTCTTAACATTTACTGTTACGAAAGATGATGCCATGTCTGTTGTATCAATTGTTGCTGCTTCTGCTTCCTCAGCAACTGTTGGAGCAGTTGTGATCTTTGGAATTTCAAAAGTCATGCCTGATGCTGGCAAAACGCCACGAGAAATTGCATCAATTGATCCACGATCAGCATTTGAAATGCCGTTAATAACTTCTGCTGATTGTGGTGTTGGAATCAAGCCAGAGTTGTTGCTGGTTGTATCAGCAGCCATTACATACTGACGGCTCTCATCGTTTCCTAGTGCAGCACGAACTGAGTGCTCTAGGTATGTTGCTTTGTTGATAATTGGTGAGCGTGGCTTTGTGTATGCAACAGATTGTGCTGCTACTACTGCCACAGGCTCAGACTTTGCAGCTTCTACCGCTTCGGTTGCGATAGGAGCC